CCAACAAAACCCTAAAACTATGGAAGTAATATTAACAATTGTGGCAATTTATGTAATAGGTTGCTTTTTTGAGAAATCGGATTATGATAAAGAGAAGGAGGCTAAAAAGTTGCCATCATTCACAAAAGAAGAAGCTGAGAGATATTATTTTAATGAATTAAAATCAAAACAAAAATAATATTACAGTCAGCCTATAAACTGACCAACCAAACCATAAACCCATGAAAACCATGACACCAAAAGAAAAAGCAAAAGAATTTATGCACTATTACTTAAAGGAGTTGTTAAGTGCAAAATACAGTATTAACGGATTTGTCATTAACGACTTAGCTAAACAATGTGCTTTGATGGCAGTTGAAGAAATATTAAATAATAATTGCGGAAGCCATACAGATGAAGCAAATGCAACTAACTCTGAAATCTATTGCGATGAATATTTTTGGAATAATGTCAAGTCGGAGTTGCGGTCTTTCTAATGCTAAACCCCAACCCCATGAAAACCACACCTACCGATTTTAGACGCTGGCAACTGCATATCCGCAAGGAATGCGTCAACTGCAACCGCCCCGACAAATCCGAAACCATCAAGCCTTGGTCCGTCAACTGGACCCTGCTCGGTCGCATCCTCCAAGCCAAAAACGCTTAGTCATGGAATGGATTAAATGCTCCGAGCGTATGCCGGAACTTGGTGAACCTGTCCTGATTTTCACAACGGACATGAATCAATTTATGGGCTGGCTTGAGAACGGCCACCTTTGGTGCTACGAACACCAAACTTGGTTCCTCTCCGAAGTAAGCCATTGGATGCCACTACCCCCAAACCCGTTTTAACCTAAACCAATGAAAAAGGAATTTATCCCTTACGAACAGGCACTTGCACTCAAAGAACTTGGGTTTGATAAACTTTGTTTTGGTTGGTATAATCAAAGGCAAACCTTTTTATGGTTTGATCAGGATAATTTTTGGGATGACATGGATGAAGCCGAATGTATTGCCCCCCTCTACCAACAAGCATTCAGGTGGTTCAGGAAAGAGCATGGATTAAATCATTTTGTTGAGCCTGATGTTGATTGCGAGCCAAGCTACTATAATGCCTATGTTCAATGCTCTTTAGTGTATCATGGCAACAACTACGAAGAAGCAGAACTCGCCTGCCTTAAAAAACTAATTGAACTTTCAACCAAGACGGCATAACCATGGACCTAATCTCACGAACCATACTCGGATATACCGCAGAGGTTGTCGGAGTCAGCCCCGATGACATCTTGAGCGAAGTCAAGACCCAAGAACTGGTCCTTGCTCGGTCAATCTTCGCAGACATCGCCTACTCCGAATACCTGTACACCTACTGCCAAATCGGGCGAATCATTAAGAGGAATCATGCTACCGTCATGCACAACCTCGAAATCCTTGCGATAAACATGAGAGCAAGGCCCGACATCAAGTTTCTGCGTACACAGGTTCTTAACAGGACACGGGATTTTTTGCAACATTAGCGAGAACCCCATCCATCTTTGCGTGAGTGAACGCAGAGGCTACCATCCTTGACCTGTATCGCAGCGGAGAAATCCGCAAGGCTTGCCTCACCATTACGGGGGGCAATCCGCTTTGGAAGGACCTCGAACAAGAGGTCGTCCTAATCCTACTGGAGAAAGACCCCGACAAGATTTTTAAGATGCAGGTCCAAGGCTACCTGCGTTTCTACATCGTTCGGTTGATTATGAACCTGTACAGGGGTAACAACAATCAATTCGCAAAGAAGTACCGTCATCACGACGAGAGGGTCGAAGTGGACCCCGAAACCCAAGAACTAAGCAAGGACTACGACTCCCTGCTCGACGACCTTTGGGCCATTGCCCAGCAAGAGATGGACTCTTGGGCCAAAGACGGAGCGTTCCCCTACGACAAGGAACTGCTGAACCTACTAATGCAGACGGGCAATATGAAGGCCATGAGTCGGGAAACAGGCATCCCGTACAGGTCCATCATCTACTCCATCGAACAGGCCAAGGCCAAAATCAAAACCGCAATCGAAGCCAATGGATATACTGGTCTATCCCATCCTGATTAGTGCTTTAGCGACCCTTGCGGTCGTGGAGTTCCGGGTCCTGCCGGGATGGTTCTACGCTTTGCCATTCGCCAAGCGGAAGCCGTTTTCGTGCATGACCTGCTTCGGGTTTTGGCTTGGGGTCTTGCTGACCCTGCCAACGTGCCAATGGTACTTGGCCCCTATCCTCGGCCTTGCCTCATCTGCCACCGCAATAATCATCCGGGAATGGACCTTCAAATGACCAACGACCAATTCGTAATTGCCCAGAAGCACAGGAAGTACTGGGACCAATATGTGGCATCGCTGACCATGCGACTCCCACCCGATGCGGTTGGTGAACTGCAAGCCATCCTGACCGCTCACGGGCGACCGCCTACGAATTGGTGGTGCGCTGACTGCGTAAAATCGGCCCTCCAATACATTTACCTGCAAGCGGACCTGTTCCTCGAAGTCAACCAAAACACCATAACCCACTCCCTGAATGCCCCTGCCAATCCCGAACAATAACGAGTCAAGAGAAGGTTTCATCGGTCGCTGCATGAGCAATAACCAAACCAATGCAGAGTTCCCCGATACGGCTCAACGGCTTGCGGTTTGTGGCTCAACGTGGGAAAACCATAAGAGGCAGCAGTTCGAGTCTTATTCGGATTACGGCCAAGAGATTCGGGCAAATGCCAAGCGGGGGATAGAACTGAACGAACGCAACGGGAACAAGTGTGCTACTCAAACGGGCAAGGTCAGGGCAGCCACTTTGTCCAAGGGCGAACCCATCTCGGTCGAAACCATCAAGCGGATGCACTCCTACCTATCCCGTGCTGAAACCTACTACGACAACGCTGACGATACCTCGGACTGCGGTTACATCTCCTACCTCCTGTGGGGCGGTAAGTCGGCTCTCTCATGGTCAAGAAATAAACTCCGAGAACTTGGCGAACTCGAAGGCGAAGGATGACGAGGCACAGGTGCAGGCTCGGATGGACTCGCTGATGATGGTCATCACCACCCTCTGCGACTGCATCGGAGCGGTGGACGATTCCAATGCCCCAAACGCATTTGCCGTGAAGATGAAGATAGTGGACAAAATAGACGAACTCATAGACAAAATCGAATACTGATGCAGCGAGGCAGGCCAAAAGCATTTGAAACCCCCGAAGAACTTTGGGCGATTTTTGAGCAATACTGCACGGAAACCAAGTCCAAGCCCATTATCGTTAAGGATTGGGTTGGACCCAAGGCCATGGAAGTGTTGAGGGAAAAGGAATGCCCATTGACCTTTGACGGCTTTACGCTTTACATTTGGAAGTCAGGGGTTGCCAAGGGAGTTGACCAATACTTCACGAATCCTGACAACAGGTACGAAAATTTTGTGGAGGTCTGTTCACGCATAAAGCAGGCCATAAGGGAGGACCAAATCCGAGGGGGCATGGCTGGCATCTACAACCCATCCATCACTCAACGCCTCAACAACCTTGTGGAACGCCAAGAGAACACGGTCCACATCGAGCAGCCCCTATTCCCTGACAATGACTGATGCCGGTAAAAGAGCAGGAGAAGTTCATCCGAACCACGGCCGTAAATAAGGTCCGTGAGTTAAAGCGGTTCGTCAAAGGGGTACAAGGCGGCTCGTCCGCATCCAAGACGTATTCCATCCTTGCCGTTGAAATTGACTATTGCACGAAGAATCCCTACACGGAAACGAGCGTCGTAGCCGAGTCCATCCCACACCTGAAACGTGGGGCCATGAGGGACTTCATGAAGATTATGACCGTTACAGGGCGGTTCAATGCTGCCCGATGGAACGCCACCGACTTTCGGTACAAGTTCGCCAACGGGTCTTACATCGAGTTCTTTTCGGCTGACGATGATTCCAAGTTAAGGGGTGCAAGGAGGGACAGGCTCTACATGAACGAGGCCAACAACCTATCCTTCCACGCTTACACGGAATTGGCTGCACGGACCAAGCAATCGGTCATCCTTGACTGGAACCCGGTCAACGAGTTTTGGTTTCACTCCGAACTGATGCAAGACGAGGACGTGGACTTCCTCATTCTAACCTACAAGGACAACGAAGCCTGCCCCAAGAGTGCAAGGGACTTCATCGAGAAAGCGAGGGTCAAGGCTGAAACTTCGGAGTATTGGGCTAACTGGTACAAGGTCTATGGCCTCGGTCAGGTCGGGACGCTTCAGGGGGCCATCTACGAGGACTTCGAGGTTGTGGAGGGGATAGATGTCAGCCGAGCCAAATTCGTCGCCCTTGGGCTTGACTGGGGCTTTAGCAACGACCCTACGGCATTGGTCGCTATCTACCGCCAAGGGGACTGCCTGCTCATCCAAGAACTGCTCTACTCCACGGGACTGACCAACCAAGACATCGCAGACAAGTTGCGGACGCTGGGCATTACCCGGGCTTGGGAGATAGTGGCCGATTCAGCAGAACCCAAGAGCATCGAGGAAATCTATCGCCTTGGATTCAACATCAAGCCGGCAGAGAAAGGTCCCGATTCGGTTCGGAACGGGATAGACATCCTGAAACGCTTTAAATTGCAGGTTACCAAGGATAGCACAAACCTCATCAAGGAACTGCGGTCCTACACTTGGGCTACCGACAAAGAGGGCAAGAACACGGGGGTTCCGATTGACTCCTTCAATCACGCCTGCGATGCTATGCGGTATGTGGCCCTCAACAAGTTAAGGGTCAGTAACTCTGGGAAGTATGTTGTGGTTTAACTTTGCCCCATGAACACGGAACGCATCCTTGACCTGCTCATTGAAATCGGCAAGACGCTTGCAGCCGTTTTCTTCATCATCACCCTTCTAACCCTCCTTTGGACCTTATGAAAGTCGTTCACTATTACCACATCTACTGCGGAGGGAATTGGCAGTTAATCCTGAATCAACACATGATGGCGGTCTGCAACTATGGCCTCATCAATGTTTTGGACGAAATCCGTGTCGGCATCGTCGGTCCACCCGAACAACGCAAGGCAGTCAAGGAGGTGTTGGAAGGCTCGATGGTTGCCGATAAAGTCAAGGTCGTAGTAACCCGAACCAACGCTTGGGAGCAGGCGACGCTGACCGAGATGTACCGGGCAAGTCAGGAAGAGGAAGCCGTGTACCTCTACGCCCACACGAAGGGGGCTGCAAATCCATCCTTGACCACCCAACTTTGGGGCAGGTCTATGCTATTCTTCAACGTGGTGGCTTGGGAGCGGTCCATGCAACTGCTGGAGCAGGTCGATGCCGTAGGCTGCCATTGGATTACCAAGGAGCAGTTCCCTCACATGGCCGATGCCAACAACCCCGAAGGCTATCCGTACTTTGGGGGCAACTTTTGGTGGGCCAAGTCAAGCCACATCAAGGAACTGGGCGAACCTGCAAGGGACCACCGATTCCAAGCCGAGCATTGGATTGGCAAAAAACCCGACACCAAGGTCTTTGATTCCAACCCCGGCTGGCCTTCGCCTGAACGCTTTGTCATAACCTTCTAACCATGTACCAACACATTCCAACCGACCGACCTATCACGGGAATCGAGATAGGCGTATGGGAAGCCCACAACTCCGTGAGGCTGCTTGACAAATTCCCGAACCTGCACATCACGCTAATTGACCCGTTTGAGGGCTATCAAGATTGGTGGGGCTTTATTGATGGAAACACAATGAAGGGCCATGAATACATTGCCTTTGAGCGATTGAAGCCCTACGTTGACCGTGTCAACATTATTAAGCACTTTTCGGACAAGGCGTTGGATTTTATTGCCGATGAATCCTTTGACTTCATTTACATCGACGGGGACCATTCCTACAAATGGGCCTTGCACGACATCACCAACTATTGGGCCAAGGTCAAACCGGGCGGTGTGCTATGCGGACATGACCGTTGCCTTTCAGGCGTAGCCCAAGCCCTTGAGGAATTTGGAAAATCATTCACGCCAAGCGAAGAACCACAAAACGATTCTTGGTACATCTTGAAGCCATGAAACTACTCGCCAACATCGCCTACCACCACAACCCCGAAAGGATACCAAACCTCATCCGGGTCATTGAGGCTATCAAGTCCTACCCCGTGCAGGCAGACATCTTTGTGGACACCAACGACCCCGAAGTCGTGGGGCTACTTGCGGACCAACCCGTAACGGTTCACGCCCACACGCAACTCTCACACCCTTGGGCTTTGACCGCAGTACACCGCACCCGCATCAAGGAAACCTACAAGTACTTTGACTGGGTGGCCTACTTTGAGGACGACATGATGCTGCCCAAGGAGGGCTTCGTCAACTTCACGGAGCGGTTCGATTCGATGTTTGCCGATGGCTTGTACCCATCCTTCACTCGCATTGAAACCTACGACGACAAGGAAGGCGAATGCACTCCCGACATTAACCAAGACCTGCCCGGCTCGGTGTGGTGTGAATGGAACGGCAAGGACTATGTGAGCCTGCCTTATTACATCAACTACCACGCTTTTTGGATGTTCAGCACCAAGAGGCTCAAGGAGGTGCTGACCCGTAATCCGGGCGAACTTGACCACATTCCCAATAACGGCCTTTACCGGGAAAGCCTTGCCTCTTTCCCGATTTGGTCTTTA